GCTTATCTTATAAACCATAGATGGGACTTGGTTGACATACTCTGAGATTAATTCAAAAAATATATCCTCTGAAGACTTTTTTACCCTGATTCTATTATTAGACCAGATAGATGTTTCTATCTTATATCTTTCAAATAGATATTTTTGTATTTTTAAAATGTCTTCGTCGGAAATAAATTCTGAAGTAAAGATACATTCTCTCTTTGAATAACAACCGTCATCCATATACCAAATTGCCAAAGATAGTGGAGACAACACATCATCTAAATTTACATTACAGGGAAAGATTTTTTTCCCATCTTTGTAAAAATGATTACGAAGTTCAGTTAACTCAATACAAGATCTTGTTTGTAGCTGCACTAGATTTCTTTTTTTATCTGCCCAAATAGATGATGGAATGTTAATAATTGATTTCTTCCATTCTATATAATCATAGTTTTTTTCAGAATGGGCAATGGAAAATCTATAGTTTGTCATATTTTTAGATTTTGTAATAGATCCATCTCCTAATAGGGACCCATATATGACATATTTAGTGCAATCTTCGATTTTGTATGAATTAGGTATTTTTGGCATTTAATAATCTCCTTGGTTCACAGATAAATATACCTGTCGGTATTACCTTAGCAATTTTGCCTTAGGCTTCACCGATTAAGCACCATTTCTTGCAACCTATTACTAGGCTGCGGATGCAATCGTTTTGCTTACATCCCACTGTGCATCATCAAGCATCTCATCAGTCACACGTACAATAAGACCAACCTTTTGTACCTTGACCTCCAATTCGCCTTCGTGCAGTTGGAACTCAGGGGTTTCTTCTGGGTAGTTTCCACCCTCTGGGATTTCATGGGCTCGAATAGCGGCCATGCTTGGAAATACGATACTGCGGCCTTCAGTGATGCGAATTTTCTTCATCATCTTGGAAGCAATATAAACTGGCTCGGCAGCATCTCTCATTACATCTATAACAGTTCTTTGCACAAGAACAGCTAGGTCTGGAGTAGATAGAGCTTCCCTAAGGTCTATTCTACTATTCTTTTTAAGCTTCTCGCCTTTTTGTTCTGCTTCAACTTGTGCTATATATTTTTCAACTAAAGAATTCATGATTGCTTTCCTCCTTTATCTTTATTATCTAAAACTTGAGAAGAATTCTTGCGGCACCAATGGAGCCAACAAAGTCCCAAGCAGGTGGTGTACCAACAGTAATTGTTTGCCTGTAAGTAACTGTTACTACTCTATCATCGTCATCGTCTGCTGTAGCAGTAATCTTGAGTTTATTTTCAGCTGCGTCAAATTCGTAGAAGTCAGCTCCGCTTGCTGCGGATTCTTTTTCTGCGATTTCTGTGGAGCCAATTTTAACTTCAATCGTCGAAGCATCGACTTTGGCGATTGGATCCATAACGATAGTAACAGAGGTTTTAGTTTCTTCTAATACTCCCTTAACGGTCCTTACAGTATTGGCGATGTTTGCGCCATCTGTTAGGCCAGGAACACCAGCGTAAGTTTTCCATGCGCCAGGTGAGCGATAGTCGGATGTTAGAGGCCATTTGTAATCAGCGTCATAGTATGGTCCTTCTGCAGGACTTGGAGCTGTAGGCTGGAACGGATCGCGAAGCGAACCATTGGCATAACCTGCACCCTTCTCCACTTCTGGAGTTACCCAGGATAGCCATCCCTCAGGTGGAATGTCTGTTTCTAGACCAAGTACTTGACCAACAATTTCATACTCTCTATCAACTTCTGGATCCCACTTAACAAATTTACCAAAAGGACCAGCCTTGACGAAGTCGCCCTCTTTGAGCATAGTAGAGTATCCATAGTCAGCTACTCTATTAGTTGCGCAGCCCCAGTAGAACTTAAGAGCGGACTTTGCTACATTTGGATTAACATCTGTCCTAAAGTCGGGTTTTCCATCATTGTCATTTACTACAACGGAGTAGTCTCCGTTAACACCGATATTTTCGTAAACGTCTGCAGGATTGGGGATATAAGGAACTTCAATATATTCCCGAGTCATCAAGCCTGGAACGAAGTCATCAGCCTCGAAGACATCATGTATTGTATTTCCTTGCTCGTCGAATCTTTTCATGAAGTTGTATGGAGCAACACCCGCAGAGAACTTTCCATGACCAGCAAAGGTTAGTACTGGCTTATAGTGCAGAGTCCTGAAGTCTTTAACGGGAGCTCCCACCGATACGATTGTTCCCTTAGGAATAACAACATGGGAACGTGGCCACCCTGCATAGTGATATTCAAACAGTCCCTTTAGTGCAGGGTCGATAATCCAGCGTTCTGCTGGAGAATCTCCAGGGGACTTGACTAGAGTAGCATGAGATCTAGAATTTGGAATAATGCGGCTACCTTCAAATTGTGGCATTTATTTTTTCCTCCTTTATAATTCTTTCTTTCCTTTAAATAAATTGCTGAAAATGTCTTCTGCTGAAAGAGTTCTCTTTCGGGTTTCACTAGCGCTATTATCTTCTGACTCTCTTACGTTGTTTTCAGAGTTATTAGCTAGGCCAGGATTATTCACTAGTTGTTTTTCCCTAGTAGTCTCTTTGTTTTCGGCATTTTCTCTCATTAGGTCTGCTAAGGAATCATTTAGAGAATCCTCGCTCCTAGACATTAGAATGTCCTTTTCTTCTTCAATTTTGGACTCATCTATTCTGCCCATCTTGATCTTAAGTCCAACAATTTTTTCGATTAAAGATTCTCTAATTTTCTTTTGAAGTTCAGTGTTCTTGTCAATCAGTTCTTTGTTTTCTTGTCTGAGCCTATTAACTTCTTCTTGTAGAGGATTCTCCTCTTCTTGCTCAGATGCTTCATTACTTTCTTCGTTGATAAGACCAGCAGCCTTAAGGGCAGAAAGTATAGATTCAAGAGCTTCGTCTTTTTTATCGACGCTCTCTTCGTTTTCCTCAGAGCTGTCATTATCCTTGTTTTCAGTTTCTTCATTTTCTGAAGATTGAGGCTCAGGATTTTCACTGACATTTTCTTGAGTTTCATTGTCTTTATCTAAGTTTTCTAGGCTTGTAGTATCCAAGTCCTTGTCTTTGTTTTCCAAGGTGTCCGACTCCTCTCCTTCAGAGTTTTCATGTTCTGTTAATAAAATAATAGACTTAGAATTCTCATCAATAATATATATCTCATCTTCAAACTCTTTCGNCTTGCTAGATGTTCCCCCAAAGGAGACCACTCTTGCGTCGTCGTCTGCTGGTTTGTTTACAAAGCTTAGCTCTGAAAACCAAATGTTTCCAACAACATAGCGACATTCAACACCATCGTATACCTGTCCCTTCCAGTGCCTACAGTCGGAGTCGTCAGATAGTTTGTTAGACCCACAAATATTGCAGAATAGAGAATCTGTTTCCGCTCCTATAGATACGGTTAAAAACCTTCCGTCTCTAATTTTTTCTATTGCTTCGGGATTTCCAATCTCTGCAGAAACTTCGATTCCAGGAAGGCCCGAGGGAAGTGTTTTTTCTACAAACTTAGCGTCAACAATTCTACCTAGTGGGTCAGAGTGTGGGTCGTGATGAGTAAGTATAGGTTTGGGATATGGCCTCGTCCATGAGTATTGACCAGTGGGACGAATCACACCGTCGACAGTGAACTCTGGATTTCCCCTGAGTCTCTCTGATGTATATTCAATTTTATTCTTTGTCGTTTTTGCATGGATAGCTTGTATCTTGACGACAAACTTTTTAGGATTTCCTTTTCTAGCTTCTTCTATGGCTTCCTTAAAATCTATACCATCAGTTAAAAACTCAGCAGATACAGATTCCTCTAACCTTAAGAGCTTCATTTTGCATCTCCTCCATTCTTTTTAATTTTTACTTCGCACCAGCAATTTGTGTGCCAGGGTGGAATTTTTTTATAAAAATCACCTTTCAAGGAGATGCTATTTCTTGACATTTCTTTGCATACCTTACACGCATTCTTGGGCGGGGAGGCAAAAACCTCGATTGCCCCAAGGGATTTTGCTGCCAGTGCATAACTATAATTATGGGCTAACATGAGTCTTGTTCTTGTAATCGAGTATATTCTATGCTTCATTACATCAAACCTACTTGAGACTTTTTCAGTTGGATCTTTTGAACTTAAGTCTTCAGAGACATAACTGGAAAGGTCTGACATTAGCCTATCTATATCCTTGGCCATATCTTTTATCAAGAGAGAAATTGAACCATGATCAATTTCTGGATCTCTAGAAACACCAGCGTCGATCTTAGCTCTAGCAATCCCCTCTCTTATAACCAATTCCAGGTAGGAAACTGAGGACTTAATCATGGCATCCCTTGTAAGACTAAATACCATAGGGATTTGTGCCTCTAGTCCCTTGTTTGTATTTAGAAGCTTTATTATGCTCAATGTGTCTTCTCGAAGCTTTTCATATGAGGCTTCAAGAATATTGCTAAGACTCTTTATATAAGAAACGTACCCAGTTTTTTCTGAGTAGGATTCTTCTGAGTTGTAACTAGATGAAGTCCTCTTTGGGCTTGTTTTTTTGCCATATTGATTTTCTGGCTTCATCTTATTGTTTGTATCCTTAGAGCCTGGATCATCAGATGAGGTTTCCTTAGACGAGGCTTGAACTAGCTGAACTCGGTGTAAGTACATATCTTTCTCGTCTTCGACTTCTGGCTCATATCCAATTCTATTTCTAAATTCTTTAAATGTAATTCCATTGTGCTCATATAGATACATTGCTTGGTTTTCTAGTTTGATTTGTTCGTCAATGGCAATTTCAATGAACTTAAAGTCAACATTGTCTTCCTCGTTCATTATTGGATCGTATCCGCCCTCAAGGAGTAGCTCGTTGATTATATGGCTATCAATTGCTGATGCAATCACTCTTTGAAAAGCCTTGACTCTATCATGCATTTCGGATGTAAGATTATCTGCGGTGGCCCTATTAGAGGAGGAACCTCTTCCAAAAACTGTTTCTGGAACGCCTAGGCCAGTAAAGGCTCTCTGTTCAAAATATTTGAGGGCCCATTCGGCGTTAATAGCTTCTCCTTGAGCTCCGACAACCTCTACATCGTAACGTTCTGGCAAAACTAGAGT